GCCCTTTCGGGCTCTCCGTGTTGAATGTACTTCAACTCCACTGGTATGTTAAAGACGAAACACCGAATAGAATACGCTAACTTGAGTGATGATGTAATATACATAAAGCCGACTGCTGCAACGCAGTCGTACTATGAGTCTATTCATCAGCCCTGGTTAGGCGCTCCCGATAAAATCACGAACTTCACAGGTTCTCCTGTGAAATTATTCGAAGTTTTTAGAGGGGAAGAGGACAATAAACGTAACGTTTGGAACGATTGCGAGCACTATAAAACTCGCTTCGAACCGGACGACGCCAATGGCCTCTATTTCAATTGGTGTTGCCCCACAACTGAGACTCCGTCTCGGTGGTGGGAGGGCCTTGGTCGGACTAAATATCTGATCAATGCCGTCTATGACTATATGAGCCCTGTTCTACAGGGCCCGGTGCTCTATCAGCCAAGGGATGATGGGGGTTTCGTACCTCCACCGCCTGGCCTGGGTGCTCTTCAGCAACGTAGCTTAAACGCTATGATGCCGGGCATCAAGGCAGAGTTAAGTCTTATCAACTTTGTTTATGAGTTGAAAGACTTTCACTCCTTGCCTCGCACCATCGCGAAGATTCAGTCCGTTTCGAAAACGGTTGCGTACACAGCGAAATATCTGAGTACGCTTCTATTTAAGAAGCGGTCTAAAGTCGGGAGATCGTTTTCACCATCTCTCGGCAATACTCTTCGTGAAGTCATGAAAACAGGGTCGGATGTCTACCTGCAAACGCAGTTCAACATCCTACCTCTTTTATCAGACATCTCGGGCCTTCAAAGGTCCATGTCAACGCTCGAAAAGACTCTTGTGAATCTAATCAAGCGTCAGGGCCGTCACCAGAGAAGGCATTTTACCTTCCGCTGGAATCCGTTTCCGGCTAGAGAGCCGATATTGGAAGACGTCTGGAATAATGGATACGACGACACTACCACAACTGGTGGTGGCGAGCATCTTTATACCGGGACGTCAGACCTTCTCTACCTCTCTAGCTATATTCCGGATAGTACGGCTACATTCCATGCAGAGATTGAGTATAGTTATCACTTTACTCAATTCCAGCGTGAACACGCAGAGATATTGGCTATTCTTGATGCCGTTGGGGTCAATATGAACCCTTCGATCATCTGGAACGCTATACCTTGGACATTTATCGTTGATTGGGTCTTCGGTGTAAACCGATGGCTCGACGAACGAAAAGTGCTCAACTTGGAACCTGTGGTTAACATATCACGCTACCTCTGGTCCTATTCCTACTCGCGCGAAATTCGTCGAAATATTATCGGCGAAAATATTCGTACGGGTGGGTTTGGGCCTCAGAAGCTCCCGTCCGTCTACCAGTCGGCTTACCGCCGCACTGTTGGACTGCCGGATAAGTCTCAGATTTATCTGAGCGGGCTGTCTCCTAAAGAGATCAGTCTGGGCGTTACTCTCGCAATTACGCGAAAGAGACGTCCGTATAACCGGGGACGATGAGTCTCCAAAGACCTATTCCATATGAGTAAGAGTCAAGTACTAGAGTTCGTAGCAGTCAGAAAGAAGTTGTGTGAGCTCTTTGCCCTCCACAGGTTCGAAGACGAGTACAATGTACCGTCCGAATTTAATAAATTCGAGAACCCGCAGTGGGCTTTAGAGTGTCACCTTTTGGACCAGTTCCTTGAAGAAGGAATTGCATCCGAAAGACTTCACCTGATTGCTGTTTTACTCAAAGTACCCTTATCTGACTCAGTGGATTAGGTGTCACAAAGCATGTTATCAAACACACTTGTAACTAACGAGGTAAAGAATGCGGCCGGGACCGAAGAGGAGTTTGAACGCTTCTCTAATGGTACTACCGATCGCAGTGTCGTATACGCCAGAATTGGCGAAATCCCCTCATACCCGCACCGCTTCACGGTGTCTCACCAAGAGCTCGGTTCAGGCGTTAACAAACGCCGCCGGTCTCTGCTACGGTTTGAAAAGACTGTAGCTGGTCAGACTGACGTGACGCAGCCGATGAAATGTAGCTATTCGCTGGTCGCTGATATTCCCATTGGGAATATGAGCTCCAACGCGTTGCCAAATGACGTCGCTGCGAACCTGATGTCTTTCTTGGCCTCTTTAGGGGCCTCGACGACCATCTTGTTTGACGGTACGGGAAATGGTGCGAAAACTCTAGTGGCGGGAACTCTTTAATAGAGTGCCTTAACGGCACCATAAGTAAAATTATGGCTCTCAACACGTCGACTCACACCATCACTCTCCTGGTTGCTAAACCAGGATCGGGGACGAAGCAGCCGACATTGTATTTCCCGGACAACGAAGACCTGAACAAATTTAATTTTGCTCTGGCCAAAGTTGCTGGGACCTACGATCACACTGATTCGTTATGGCACATAGTCTTAGTTGACTGTAGTTCTTACTATAGTTAACGGACTAATTCTCGTGGAATCACGGGGTGTTTGCATGCTCTAGGAGTCATACCTTATGGTTGACAATAAGAGCCTAGATAATATAGAAATTATCGCTGCAATGCTCCGTGACGCGCAAGCGTCTCATGGAGTCGTGTTCAACACACGTGCCATGCGCTTAACTTTCGATAAGATTGTTAAACGTTTAGGCAGTGAAGGAGTCGGTTTTCTCACGAAAACCCTTCCCCGTCTTGGCAAGCACTTTGATCAAGCGCTTGCCGGTGGAAATAGTTTCACCTGTAAACTTACGGGGTGTAAACCCTATAAGGATACCAAACTTCCGAAATTATTCGGTGAGTTTTATGTTACTATCTTCACGCCAGACGGCGATCTCCTTCCCGATCCCGACGCGTCAAGCGTTAGAATCGTTAGGCAACTGCTCCTTTCTTTAGGAAAGTTGAAGTTACCATACTTAGCAGAGCAAGAACATGAAGTCCTCGAAGCGTTTAAAGACGCCGAAAAAGACATCACGAACCTGCAACCCTTTTTCCAGAAACTGGAAGAGGATTGTAGTTATACTAATCCTGATAATAATCGAGAGAGGTATCACGGACGGAGAATCGAATTTTATCGAGACTCTGAAGGTGACCTTATTCGACCTATTACGGATATAGTACGCAATGCTAGAAGAGTTCTGCAAAGACTTCTTCTATCATTTGACGCTCGAAACATTAACCCGCGACACGGTCCAGGTGCCGTTGCTACTAAGCAACGAAACTCGGCCAAATATCGTTGGGTGAATGTCAGTAAGCGGATCACAGATTTGTATCCTTTTGATGAGTATTTTTGCTCGTCAGTGGGCCACGTCTGTGATCTCTACCGCGATTTTAATCGCGTCGGTTCGGCGGATCTAAATGCACGAGTAATCCTCGTGCCCAAGGATTCGCGCGGTCCTAGACTAATCTCTGCTGAACCAGTGGATTTCCAATGGATTCAGCAAGGCCTATCTAGGGCTCTTGTTCGTCACGTAGAGTCGCATACCCTGACAAAAGGGTTCGTGAACTTTACAGATCAGACCATCAACAGGAATAAAGCCCTTACGGGTTCAATAACTGGTGATAACGTTACCCTTGACCTCAAAGAGGCCTCGGATCGCGTCAGCCATGATCTAGTTCGACTACTGTATCCAGAATCGGTTTATCCTTTTCTTGATGCATGTAGAAGTCTCTCTACTGAGTTGCCAACCGGTGAAGTTTTGGCCTTAAAGAAGTTCGCGCCGATGGGGTCAGCTTTATGCTTTCCTATATTAGCGCTCACTATCTGGGCTATTCTTCACGGGGCAGCTCCTAACGCGGATGTTCGCAAGAACATCTATGTATATGGCGATGATGTCATTGTTCCTAAGGCTTACGCCCGGCTCGCAATGACTACACTCGAGTTGTTTGGGTTGAAAATCAACCACAACAAGAGCTGTTGCTCAGGGCTCTTCAGAGAGTCCTGTGGCATGGATGCCTTCCAAGGCATCGATGTCACACCAGTCCGTTTCAGGACTGTGTGGGACAAGTCGCCTCGCCCTGACACCTATACGGGTTACATTAGCTATGCTAATGCTTTCCACGATAGGGGGTGGACCCATACTCGTGATTTGATCACAGAGAGGTTAAGTGCCGTTTTTGGCCCTATACCTGGGGAAGATATGTGTTTAACATGTCCCTCCCTTACGGTTTCACCATCGACAGAACGCGACTTCTCGTCTCGTTGGAATCATCGCCTACAACGGCGTGAATTCCGCGTACTTGAAGTTTCTTCTCCGACACATCATGAGGACAACGTTTGCGGTTGGCAAAAACTCTTGAGATTTTTCTCAGAGTCCAGCTCCCCGCTCACGCGTCTCGATGATCGACATGATCGTCAGACTACTTTGAGCACCAGAAGTCGTCAAAACCGACTCCCTCTGGATTTAGTCTCGAAGTATTCTTATGATGACATCGACGAGTGGTTCACCCTATCTTTTGGTAGGGAGGCCCGCTCCGTCAGCCTATATACAGACCGACGGGTTAGCTTGCTAACTCGTAAGTGGCGATAATAAACAACAAGTGGCGCGGAGGCAGAAATGCCTCCAAACCCAGCTGAACGAG